CTTAAGACTGAACTGACTGAATCATTCCTCTCAGGAATGAGAAGTCTTTTTGAAACTAATTATGTATCAATCCCTGACGACAAATATGATGTGCTAGAAAGCATGGTAGAAAAACTAGATGATATGGAAACCAAGCTCAATGAGCAAATAGAAAAGAATATCACACTCAACAGAGGTCTCGCAGAGGCAACTGCTGATGGTATCCTTGACACTGTTTCTGAAGGCCTTGCTGCCACCCAGAAAGAGAAGCTCGCTTCACTTGCTGAAAGTGTAGAGTTTGAAGGTGAGACAGAATATCGTAATAAGTTGGAGACATTGAAGGAATCTTATTTCACTTCAAAATCTTCAAATGCTTTAAAGACTGAAACATTAACTGAAGGAGAAGACGCTGCACCAGAATCTTATACTGGTTCAATGGCTGGTTACCTGAAGACCCTTTCAGCATTTAAGCAAAACTGATTTAAATATTAAACAAACTTTAACTTTATAGGTAAAAAAGCAAATGTTCCAATCAGAACACTTGCAGGAAAAGTGGAAACCCCTTTTAGAAGCAGAAGGTTGTGAAGCAATCACAGACCCTCATCGTAAAGCGGTTACTGCAGTCCTGCTAGAAAACCAAGAAAGATTTTTAAGAGAATCATCTGCATTCTCTGAAAGCGGAATGCTTAATGAAGCAGTTCCAACAAACAGTACTGGATCTAACACAACTCCAGGTGCTGGTACAGGAAACGCTGGCTTTAGTGCTAGTGCAACTGCATCAGGTCCTGTTGCTGGTTTCGACCCAGTTCTTATTAGTCTAATTCGTCGTTCAATGCCTAACTTGGTCGCTTATGACCTCGCAGGTGTTCAACCGATGTCTGGACCTACTGGACTTATCTTTGCGATGAGATCCAAGTACAATAAGATGGCTGGTGGATCAGGTGGTCAGGAAAGTACTGAAGCATTCTACAACGAACCAGATTCAGCATTCTCTGGACAGAACAAGGTCTTTGGCCTTACTGAGGGAATGGTTGACGCTTCTGTAGGTTTAGGTACTACAGCACAGTCTGGTAACAACCCTGCTGCACTTAACCCAGTTGGTACTGCTACATCCACAGGATCTGGCGGATACTCAGTTGGTGAAGGTATGGCCACCAACGAGGCAGAAGGTTTAGGAGACGGCGATGCTGCCTTCAACCAAATGGCCTTCTCAATCGAGAAAGTCACCGTTACTGCTAAGTCCAGAGCCCTCAAGGCAGAGTACAGTCTAGAACTTGCTCAAGACTTGAAAGCAATTCATGGTCTTAATGCAGAAGCAGAACTTGCCAACATCCTTAGTACTGAGATACTTGCTGAGATTAACAGAGAAGTTATCAGAACTATCTACAAGGTTGCTGAACAGGGTGCTGTACAGAACGTTGCAACTCCAGGTATATTTGACCTAGACGTTGACTCAAACGGTCGTTGGTCTGTTGAGAAGTTCAAAGGACTTCTATTCCAGATCGAGAGAGATGCTAACGCAATCGCTCAAAGAACACGTCGTGGAAAGGGTAACATCATCCTTTGCTCTGCTGACGTAGCATCTGCATTAACAATGGCTGGTGTACTTGATTACACTCCTGCACTTAATGCTAACCTTCAGGTTGATCCTGCTGGTAACACATTTGCTGGTGTTCTACAAGGTAAGTATCGTGTATACATCGATCCTTATTCTGCTAACATTGGTGGTGCTACACAGGCTGGTAACACAAGTCCTGGTAACCAGTACTACGTTGTTGGTTATAAGGGTTCTTCACCTTATGATGCTGGAATATTCTACTGCCCTTACGTTCCACTACAGATGGTTCGTGCAGTTGGAGAAAACAGTTTCCAACCAAAAATTGGCTTTAAGACTCGTTATGGTCTTGTTGCTAACCCATTTGCGGATGGTAAAGGTCAAGGTATGGGTAACCTCCATATTAACGCTAACCGTTACTACAGACGTGTTGCTGTTAAAAACCTCATGTAAGCGAGACGCTTATATTTCTCAAGAGACTTCCTTCGGGAGGTCTCTTTTTTTGTCTAAATACAGGTAGGAGACCTGCTTTCTATCATGTTTTGTAAAAATAAAATGAGTCGGGAAGATCGACAAAAAAGAAAACTTAAAATGTATAATTTCTGGGAAGATACTCTAGAAGAGAGACTTGCAGGAGTTAAAGCTGCGAAAGCAAAACTTGAAGAACAAATATCGAGAGATGAATAATGGCTAGCATATACGATAATCAGATAAAGAATAGGAATTTTTTATCACCTACTGGGTTTAAGTTTGTTTTAAACCGAGCACCTAAGGTTTCATTCTTTGGTAATGAAGCAAATATTCCTGCGTTAAATCTAGGAATTGCTGAACAACCTACTTACTTGAAAGATATTCCATTACCTGGTGATAAGGTTGCTTTTGATGATTTTAATTTACGTTTTCTTGTTGATGAAAATTTAGAAAACTATTTGGAAATATCTAACTGGATAAGATCGGTTGGTTATGCAGAAACTTTACAGGATGCTTTTGATTTTCAAAATGCCAATGCCGACTTAGAGCAACCTGCTAAATCTAGATTGAATTTTTATTCAGATGCAACACTTCAGATTTTAACAAGTTCCGAAAATCCTAATTTTAAAGTTGTATTTGAAAATTTATTTCCCTATCAATTATCAACCCTCACTTTCGATGCAACAGATGAGGATATAAACTACTTTACAGCAGACGTATCTTTCAAGTATACTATCTTTAACATAACTGATTTATCTGGCAATAAACTATGAGTTTAACTCTTGATACTATTCAAGAGATGTGGGAAAAAGATGCAGAAATAGATAGAGATAATCTACATGACGAATCATTGAACATCCCCTCTCTTCATGCAAAATACTTTGAACTTTATAATACAATCTTCCTTCTAAGAAAGAAAGCAGAACAACAAAGAAAGAACATCCGTCATGAGAGGTATGAATACTTCTCAGGGAAATCAGATCCTGATGTTTATATAGAAAATCCCTTTCCCAAGAAGATACGGGATAAGGATACCATGCAGAAATACTTGGATGCAGATGAGAAACTGTCCACTAGTTCCCTCAAGATCGATTATTATGATACAATGTTGGTATACTTAGAAAGTATTCTTAAGGTAATACAAAACAGAACATTCCAGATAAAGAATGCCATTGAGTTTATGAGATTTAATTCTGGACTGGGTTGACAATACTTAATAAATACCCATAGATGCATGGGTTAAGTGATTGACACAACGGCCAATGTTGTAATATCTAAGGCCAACGAAGTATTTTTAAAAATTAATTCTGAACCTCATATTGAGTATGAGTTAAGGGATCACTTTACCTTTGAGGTAGAAGGGGCAAAGTTTATGCCTCAGTATAGAAATAGAAAGTGGAATGGTGAGATACATTTATTTGATATGAGATCCAAACAAATATATGTGGGTCTATTAGATAAAATTATTTCTTTCTGTGAGAGACACGATTATACATATAAGTTTGAAGATAACCAATACTATGGTACTCCCTTTGAGGTAAATGATGGGATATCATATGATGGTGTAAAAGATTACATGAGATCTATTTGCAGTCATCAACCAAGAAAATATCAAGTTGAGGGAGTATACGATGCCTTAAGACATAATAGAAAGCTATTGATATCACCCACTGCTTCAGGCAAATCTTTGATGATATATTCTCTTGTAAGATATTACGTTGAGAAAGGACAAAAAATTCTTTTAGTTGTGCCGACGACATCACTCGTAGAACAGATGTATAAGGACTTTTTGGATTACGGTTGGGATGCTGAGTCATATTGTCATCGAATATATGCAGGTAAAGAAAAAACAAATGAGTTTCCCGTTACAATTACCACATGGCAATCGGTTTATAAACTCGAACGTTCATTCTTTGAGGACTACAATGTAGTTATAGGAGATGAAGCTCACCTCTTTAAGAGTAAGTCCCTCATATCTATAATGACAAAGTTACACCATGCTAAGTATAGATTTGGTTTTACTGGAACATTAGACGGTACACAGACGCATAAATGGGTGTTAGAGGGATTGTTTGGACCATCCTATAAGGTAACTAAAACTGAAGAATTAATGAGACAAGGACATCTTTCTCAATTAGATATTCAGTGTATTGTCCTTAAACATCCAGAGAAGAAATTTGAAACCTATCAAGATGAAATTGAATATTTAATAACCCATCAACAAAGAAATACTTTTATAAAAAATCTCACATTAGATTTAAAAGGAAATAGTCTTGTCTTATATTCAAGAGTCGAAGCTCATGGACAAGTCCTTTATGATTTAATAAATAAAGATAAGAAAGATGATCGTAAATTATTTTTTATTCACGGTGGAGTAGACGCTGGTGAAAGAGAATTAGTTAGGGAGATTACTGAAACTGAAAAAAATGCTATAATAGTTGCATCTTATGGTACATTCTCAACTGGTATCAATATTAAAAACCTCCATAATGTTATCTTTGCTTCTCCGAGTAAATCACGCATACGTAATCTGCAATCAATTGGACGAGTTCTTAGAAAAGGAAAAGGAAAGGTAAAAGCAACTCTATATGATATATCTGATGATTGTACTTATAAATCTAAAAGAAATTATACTCTCAACCATCTTATCGAAAGAATTAAAATTTACAACGAAGAAAACTTTAATTATGAGATAATAACTATTCAATTAAGGAAATGATAGAAGACGACTTTTTTGCTACTATTAAATTTAAATCAGGAGAAGAAATCTTTTGTAAGGTTGCCTCCAGTGAAGAAGAAGATAGAATTGTTTTACTTGTTTCCAATCCTGTTATAATAGCTGAGATTAAAGGACGCACGGGGATTGTAGGTTATAAAGTAGAACCTTGGTTAAAAACAACAAAAGATGATATGTTTTTAATTAATTTAACTGATGTTCTTACAATGTCTGAATCAAATGATCTTGAAATGATTACGATGCATCAACAATATGTAAAGCATAATGATAAAAATGGTGATGGTAGTAGTAAATATAAACTTAATCGTAAGATGGGTTATTTATCTAATATTAATGATGCTAAAGATATTTTAGAAAAAATATATAAAGCAAATAATAGTAAAAGCTAATACCTATCCTTGAACCTCCACAAAGGTATTCTACTCGTCACT